CTGGGGGGCCAAGCCAGCAGCTGTCTGTCCTACCTGTCCATAAATGTCCCTAGCTGCCAGCGTTTGGGCAGCGTCTTCCGGCACCAACGAACCAGTGAACAGTTCAGGTGCCTGTGTAAACGTCTCCCGAACCTCTGGAAGCAGCTGCTCAATAAACGGTTCTACCGGAGCATACGGCTTGATCTCAGACGAGCCACTGCTGGTCTGTTGAAACGGCGTAGATACAACTACGGGCGGTGGTGATCCGAATATTTTACTCATCTTACAGCTTCTTTCTCAGTGTTATCGTCTTAAATTCGTATCCAAGAGGTTCCATTATCTTTTCCCAACCTTTTCGTCCTGTCATCTCAAAGAACTTAAAGCCTAGTTTTTTGTAGTAGTCTGCTATCACAGGTGTGATCACGTTGAAATCAAACTTACCACCCATAGCTTCTGCCCCGATTATGCGCCCCTTTGGCATCTCTCCAAAGCCTATGACAAGAACACCCTTTGTATTATTGTCAGAGTCCGTGGATACCCATAAGTCGCTTTGTTTGTTCAGAACTCTTTTTACAATGTCCTCTGCGTCATACAGATCAGAGCAGTTGCTTTTTACTATTGACTTTTCTATGTGTTCGAAACCTTCTCCAAGTTTCTTCATCAACAGATGGCTGTTGTGATTTACTAGCTTATAGCTTAGTCCATGCTCCAGCGGCGTTGTAAAAGTATATTCCTTCTCCGCTTCCGGGGTCCCAGTTAGTGCCATCAGCATATCGTATATCACCCTGTTGTGGTTTTGTTGGCGCTACGTTCTGAACGTCTAGGTGTCCGTCTCTTACTAGCTCTAGGACCGTTCTGATTTCTTGAAACATCTCGTCCAGAAAACGAGGAAGGTCTTGTGGATCACTTGGCGCAAGCGTTGGATCAAACCGTAGAAACTCTCTGCTCATCGGTCAGACACAACCTCTGCTTCTACGGCGTAGCCAGACAACCTGAACTGGCTGGCAGCTTGACTTTCAATCTTGATCGCCATGTACCTGCCACGCACCCTACAGTCTACCTTTGAGTCTGTGCCTATCTCAAACGCCACCGGGTCATTATAAGACACGCCTTGGAACGGTTGTAGCTCAGAGCCAATGCTGATGTTCACCGTGCCAGTACCTTCGATCCTAGGATAGACACGGGTGATCGACTTAACTGCATCAGTGCGGCCAGCCGACAAACCAACTCGCTCTAGTCGCGTTATAAAGTTAGTGCCATCAAACGTGGTGCCACTGTCTGCCAAGTACAGCTTTGTATCATTTGTGCCGCACATGAGCAGCGAGTCAATGGCCGGGTTGTATTCCTGCTGCGCCCATGCTAAGGTACTGTTTTCCCATGTGCTGGTTGATGCTGTCCATGTGTTGGTCAGTGCAGGATTGACCAGACCCTTGGCAATGAAGTTTACATTAGGAAGGTCACGGAAGGTCCAAGTGTTTTCTCTGTAGTTCCAGATCAGGGCAGCATTGGGGAAACCATTAGTAGCTCCCGTCTGTGGGAAGCAAATCCAGACTTCGTTTCTGATCTTGTTGTGTGCCAAGAACGTCTTGTAGTAGTACGTGGAGTCGATCTCGGAGAACAAGAATGTCTTGACCTTGTCGTCAATAACACTCCTGATAGAGTTACCGTTATGTACCATCACGTCGTTGGTAGACATCATCACGTGACTGCCATCGCCAAGGTCTATCACAGCGTTCTTGGCAAACAGACCAGTGTCTTTGAACTTCTCGCGAATGTTAAACGTGAACGAACCACCCACGTAGTTCATGCCGTAGATGCTGTCTTCTTTGTAGATGATCAACTCGTTGCCAAGTTGAAGACCATTGAGCACGTGGCCCTTGGTACCAGTCAGTGAAGTCTCTGCTGACTCACTGGCTGTGCTGGCAGTGTTCCAAGTGTTTGCACCATTAGTAGCTGCACCGGCAGGTATTGCATCGCTCCACCGGATGGTAAACGGTTTTTCAACGCTGCTGTCTGTCAGGTTCAGTGCAACCAAGTGGTTTCTAAATGGCACAATTGTCTTACAACGCAGTGTAGACGGCCAGTCAGGCAAATCAGTAAACAGTGAGCCAGCTTGGGTAAAGCTCTGGGGAACGTCTAGACCGTTGGTGCAGACCAGTACGCCACCTAGTACACCGCCCTGCCAGTTGTTCTCTGTTCCGGCAAGGGTTGTATAAGACCCGCTTGACCGTGTGACAGTGCTGTGCGTAACACCGCTGATCTTATATAGCTCAGTCAGGCCACCATATATCCACAGGTTGGTAGTACCCTGTAGCCAGCTGATAGCCCAATAGGGAGCAGCGGTGGGAGTACCTAGGACAGAAGTGTGTCCAAGTATCTTACCAGCTTTGCCATCTAGAAAGCGAGCGTTCTGAACATCGCTGAAAAACGTAGGGGGCATGTCATACGGTGACAAGTCCTTGTTCAGCGAAAAGCCGCTCTGTGGTGTTGCTGCTACGTTGAAAAGTTCTTTTGCCATTAACCAGCGCCAGTTGCTGTCTGTTCAGTCCATGCGGTGGAGTCAAACTCTTGCAGAGACACAAGGTCACTGTCCTCCATCAGGATGTTACCACCCTCTTCTTGAACCAGACAAAAGTTTTCTATTACCCAGTTGGTAGGCATCTAGGCACCCCTGCGCACAAGCGAGCCGGGATCGCCCTGTACGCTCATGGTCATCACCGTGCCACCGTACCGGGCAGAGTCTTCAGACTTCTTGATATCGTCCATGGCTTTCTGAAAGATGCCACCAAATCGCTGTAGCTGCTCTGTGTCGTTCAGATAGATGGCACCTTCCATGCAAGAGCCAAACAGATACAGATCAGGAAACTCTGCCAAGATGTTATTGGTGGTCACACTGTCAGACAGTGGGTTCAGTTTGCCAAAGTAGTTGATGCTCACAGTATATGCAGCATCTGGAGTTGGCGAGAGCTTAAACGTCTTTCCAATGTTAGTATAGGCCCGTGGAAAACCACTGGACGTTGTGCCATACTCTCTGCTGAGCGATTCAGGAGATAGATAAGACAGAGCATAGCTGGAAGACGTGGTGTCATAGGTTATGTTCCGTAGCTCAATCAGATCGTCTGGTAGATCATAGAAGGCTGTACCAGACGTGGTAGTTGTCTGCGCCCTAGTCACGTTTGCACGGATGCGCAGTTCCCTGTTCAAACGGTTCTCAGTAAGCGTGATGAAATCAGGAATGACATCGGTAAGGTCTTCCCTGTTCAGGTAGTTGGCTACGCTGGTCTTCAGCTCTGAGTACGTTGAAAGGCTCATTACAGATGGCTCTCATGTGTGCGAAGGAACCTGTTCTCAGGATCGTTCAGCAGTTGTTTAATCTTGGGCCAGTCATTCTTGTTCATGATATCGACGCCAAGTTCACGCTTCCATTTCTCAATGACAACCAACGGAATGCTGGCAACCTTTCGCATACCGGCAGCGTTTTCTCCGATGCCGTACATGGAGTCGCCGTTCATCTCTTTCTTGTTAAGTTCCAGCAGAGGCTCAACGTCCTGCACATTCTGGAGGATAACCTTGTCTTCATTGTGGTCGTAGCGAAACTTGGTTTTAATAGGGTCGTTCATGATAACCTCTTGTTAGAATGGGGGAGAGCACGTGGCCCTCCCCCTTGTGGCTTACGACAGATCGTAGACCGCACCGAGCGCCTTCTCGTTCTTACAAACGAGAGTGTACTCGGCGATGATCGCACGCTGTTCGCCGTCAGACGTGCTGGCAACTTCGCGCTGGAAGAACGGACGCAGATAAGCCACGCCGTAGTATTCCGGATCGAGAAGCCATACATCGCGAGAACGCTGGAAGCGGTTAGGAACAACCGCCATCTCACCGAAATCGCTGACGTACACGTCCATGCCGCCAATGATGCGCTGGTCAGCAACGTCGTTGAAGTTGCTAACGCCCGACGCTCCACCAACACCAACGAAGCTGGAGAAAGTCTGCTTCTGCGAAGGAGCCATCATCAGATACTTGATGTCAGCGCCTTCGTCGTAAGCGGACAGGATCGACGCTTTCAACAGAGTTTCAGTAAAGGTACGTGCAGTACCGTCAGTACGAGCAGTACCATTACCGCCAGCCCCAGCTGCCGTGCCGCCGCTTCCGACGCTAGCATTGGTCGTGACCCACGAACTCAGCGAGCCGAGTTTACGCACGGTGCTGTCAGCGGCCATAGCAGTTTTGGACTGATTAACACCAACCATCGCACGTTCCATGTCACGCTTGAGTTCTTTGGAACGCTTGGACATTTGGTAAGCAAGTTCTTCCTTGCGTCCGGCTTTTGAAACCGCATCAAGCGTACCAGATACCAGAGTCGTCTTGAGACTAATCTGACAAATGTTACCAACACGGGTAGTAGCTGTTGGCTCTGCTGCTGTCAGCGTTGCTCCTTCCTCATGATGGTTGTTAGCAGCTGCTGCCAAAGCATCAGTCTGCCATTCGTGGTTGACTGCAATCGCGTCTGAGCGACTGCCCATCGACATGAAGGGCGTGTCAGTCGGGGAAATATCGTAAATTACATTTTCCAAGTCTTCGCGAAGACCTTTGGAGGAAAACGTAACATATACACCAGTTGGCTGTGCCATGTGTAGTTACTCCTAAAAGGTTATGAGATTAAATCCAGAAAAACATTTGCAGCATCTTTAGGATTACCTGTTTTTGTCAATCTCTCTCGCTTAACCTGGGCAACCTTTTTGACTCTTTGTGATTTAGTCTGGGGCGTTCCTGATTTAACAACTTTGGGAGCAACTTTAACTTTCTTAACACCTTTAGCTGCATTGTCCTGCATCATAGCTTTGTGCAGTACCATTACAACCCTGTGATCAGTAATGCTATCTATTTCGCTGGATGGAAAACCAAGACTAAGTGCATAGTTTCTAAGATCAGTTTTTAATGTTGATCCTGGCTCAGAGTATTCTGGTAAAGCTTTGGCTAAAAGTTCTGCCTCTTTCTGTACCTTCTGAGATACTATATCATTGAACTCTTGCTGAGACTGCTGATGCACTCTGGCACGTTCGTTATTCAGCTGAGTTACTCTGTCTTTGGCCTCTTGGTACTCAAGACGTTTTTCCATGTATTCCATAGGATCATCGTCTTTTAGTTCCTTCCAATCAATGTTCTCAAACTGCTGTAGCTCGTAGCTTTGATTTTGAGACATTTGTTCCAAAACTTGCGAATACTGTTGGCGCTCGTTTTGGACTGCTTGTAGATTAGCTTCGTAAGTTTTACGTTGCTCTGCTAGAGATTGCGATTTACGGGTGTAGTCCGCTTGCCGCTGATAGCCATCTCGTAACTCGTCCAGTGTAACCTCAAACTCATCGCCGTCTACTTTAACAGTGTAGGCTTGTGGGGTCTCTGTAGGAGTTTCTTCGTCAGCTACCTCGTACTCGTCTACCTCTTCAAACTCTTCCGAAACTTCTTCTTCTTCGGCCTCGTCAAAGGCTTCAGCTTCATACTCTTCTGAGTCATCAATGGTAGGTTCTTCGATTGCTTGTTCCGGATTAGTGTTTTCCTCACTTCCAAACATGACATCGAACATGTTAAGT